ATGCATGCATGTTCACATGGTGGGGAAATGTTGGATAAAATCGTAATGCATATTCCTATTGATGCTTCTTTAGTAAACATAACTGACGATGGTAATCACTGCATTTTAGGTTTTGACATGCTTGATCTTGATCTTAAAAAAATTGGTTCTTGGGATGTTTACAAAGATGAAGAGGGTAATACTCAACATCGTGTTTTAAATCATGGTTGGGAGAAATTACCGACCTCACATACCTCGATGGCTTTTAAGTTTTTCCATGAGGGGCGTTATTACCCACATGTAGAACTTAAGGCTTCACCTGCAAAGATCTTACAAGGTCATAACGTATACGGCTCGGATTTGATAGAAGAGGGTGCAATGGAAATGCTTGGTTATCTTGCTGAATCACATCCTACACTTTATTCAATGCTTTGCATTTCAGAAACCGAAGTTTTACAGCTTGATGCAACTTATTCAGCACGTTTGAAAGATGAGAACCAAGTAGCACAAGTACTTGATTTTATGCGTAATATGTCATCAAGACATATACGGAAATCACAAAAAGAGATTGTCTATAAAAATACAATTTATTTCGGTTCTGAACGTTCAAAACGTTATGCACGTAAGGTTTACGGCAAATTTAATGAATTTCAAAATCAACTTGAAGAGCAAATTAAGCTTGCTAAGGCAAATGATAAATGTGCTCAACGAGTTGTAAAGGTTATGTCTGATCCAGAACTTCAAGAATGGGCAAAAGGTTTATTACGCTTTGAAACTGGTATCAAACGTTATGTTTTAAAAGAACTCGGTTTACCGACCAATTTATTTCAACTTATACGCTATCAACGTGAAAATCCTAATTTTTTAAAAGACCTATGGGTCAAAGCTAATTCTGAAATATTCAAAGCCCTTGAGGGTTCTGCCATGAAAACGACTGATCACGACTCTATTTTTAAAAATCTATGTAATGTCTTCGGCACTGTGACACCAACAGGAAAGTCAAGCATTACAAAGGCTCGTAATTTATTTAATTTTTATTGTGCTTTAGAAACTCACGGCACTGAAGCAATGAAAAAACAATATGGTAAGTCTCAATTCTTTGCACAAATGGCAGATTTGATCCTTGCTGGTTATTCAAAAGCATTTCTTCAAAACCTACATATTGACTCTAAAAACAACGTCATACCATTTATCAAACTGGTCGAAATTAATTTCGATCAACAAGTACCACCAAATTTCAAAGAGCCAGTCTCTACATTTAATCAACGTCAATTAAAACTCGTATCTTAAGGTGAAAATCATGTCTCAAATTATCTTTAAAGCAAAACTTCTTAATATTGATCTTAATACAAATGAGAAAGGCTTAAACATGCGTTTAGTGTTTGAATCACAACGTTATGACAAAGGTCTTGATCAGTGGGTTCCATGTTCACAGAACGTTAAGGTTGTTGAAGATCATCATCATATGAAAGATTTCTATTTGTCTTATAAAGGCCGTGAAATTTATTTACCAATCGAAATGACAGCCGTTGATCGCAACATTTTTTATAAAACAACTGGTGACGGTAAGCCGTTGCAGGTTGAAGAAAAGAAAGCGACTGAGCTAAAAGCTTAATGTTATCAAATGCTTACTTATACGATTATTCGTATAATGTATAATATGTTAAAAATCAACAACTTACGTGTATTTTTAATATGACACAGTTCGTTTATAAATGCAAGAAGTGCGGTAAAGAGTTCATAAAACACTCAAGTTACTGCATTCACTTTTACAAGTGTAAATAACGAATTTGCCGACCTTTGGGGGCGTTAATCGCAGGTCGGCAATCTATTGGGGAATTTAAGAAATGGATATGGTCTGTAAGCAATTATCGTCAGCCGATGCTAATGGGGTGCAGACCTGTCTTACATGGGGTCAAGCCGATCTCTATTTACCACCATTAAGCTACGCCGAAGCAACAACAATTGGGGGCGCTTTTTGGTTATGTCTAGCAATCGTATGGGGAATAAAAGTCATACGAGTGCAAAATTTTGAAAAGTAAGGAGTTCATCATGAACACTAAAAAACAAGTAATGCTTCAACGTTTCAAACAAGCTGCTGTAGTAGCAACTGCTGCGGGTGCTGCTGCTGCATCTAATGCTGCTGTAGATACTACTGCAATCACTGGGGAGTTATCAGGCGCTGCAACTGCGGGTGCTGCTGTAGCTGCTGCTGCTATTTTGATTCCGTTAGGTATCAAAGTATTTAAATATATTCGTTCTGCATTTTAATTCAGATTGAATACATGTGAGCTATCGCTTCTGCTTTAGCTCACTTTCTTTTTAGGGGTGAGTCATGGGTGATATTGGGGCGTACATATGGCTATTAATGATGATTTATATTGGTATAAAAATGTTTTAAAAAGAACAATTTCAACAACAATCCGCTTTTACTTATCTCTCTCAATTATCCTTTCACCAATAATTCTAATGACTGAAGCCAATGCAGCCGATAACGGTGATTGGTGGCTTCAAAGAGAAATTACCTTACAACAGAATAGAGAAGATTACGCTAAACGTGTTTATGGCCGTTCTGCTCGGTCTTTTGTTGAAACTGATCCTGTTACTGCCAAGAGTAGAACAGTTACAAGAATTGCTATTGCAGAAGCTACACCTACAGCTTCGAAAGTGGGTAGCTCGATGTTTAAACGTGTGGCTTTCTATGCAAAGAATCCAGGCGTTCAAATGATTGGAGTTATGGCAGCAACTCAGTTAATTGAGGCTATCGGTTGGGTTATGACAGATGGTGCATACGTAAAGAAAAAGCCTGCTGATCCTGCTTTAGTTGATCCTAATGATCCATCAGTTCAATATTATTGGAAATCAGGTAATTTTAAATCTGTTACTCCGCTTAATGCTTTAGAGCAGAACCTAACTTATTTATGTAATTCTGTAAGTTCTGAGTTTTGTTATTCTAAGATTTCATTAATTGAGCAACAAACTTCTTCTGCTTCTTTTCGATATATTAATACTCAAGGTGTTTCTAGTAATACAACTGTATATAGATACTCTAACCCTAACTATAAACCTAATTCTCCGCCACCTGAAAATACAGATCAAACTATTCCTCTTACACCTGAGCTATTAGGGGCTGCCATGATGGGCGAAGGTTATCATGATCCTGTTGATTCAAATATTGATAGTCGGGTTAATACGGGCTTAATGAATAATTCGGTTGCTGATGCTTATAACCATGCAGGAAATGGGATTGGGGATGAGTTAGCTAATGACATGGATCAGAAAATTAAGAACGCTCCAAACACTCCAAATAATCAGCCTGCACCATTTGGTGCTCCTCAATATACTAATCCACCAACTGAATCTGCACCGAATATGAATGATCGTGGGTGGACTACTGATTCAGGTGCTGCTGATGGCAAAGCAGAACCGATTAAAGATCCTGAAGGAAATCCCACAGGTGGTCAGTCTATTTCGATTCAATTTCCCGTTTTCTGTGAGTGGGCTTTTACCGTCTGTAAGTGGTATGACGATTGGAAAACTACAGACCAATGGATGAAAGAAGAGCCAGAAAAAAAAGATCCTGAAAAAGTTGAATTTGATGATGATGCATCGGCAGGAAAAGTAACTCTTACAGGGTCGGAAGTTTGTCCTCAAGATTCTGTTGAATTCACTGTATTGGGTAAAACATATACCTATCAATTACCTTATCAACCTGTATGTGATGCGCTCTCATTTTTCAAGCCTGCCGTACTTGCTGTAGGGGCGATAACATCAGCTTTTATCGTTGCGGGTATCAATGTTAAGGGAGAGGATTAACTATGAGCTTAGCTAGTCTTCTTTCAAAAGTATCAGAAACCATTTTATCTAGTGCCGTCTCAAAATTACTTAAAGGTGCTGGTCTTTCATTATTTACATATGGTGCTACTCAGGGGGCTTTTTCTTTAGCAGTAAGCACTATTCAAAGTTATTGGGGCACGTTGGGCAACGTATTGTATGTTGTTGGATTAAGCGGATTTGATCAGGCTATTAGTATGGTTTTATCTGCTATTGCTTTACGTGTTGCATTATCTAGTATGCAAGTTGGGGTACGAAAAAGTGATTAATTTAGTTTGTGGTCAACCACGTAACGGCAAATCTCAATTTATGGTTAAAACCATATTAGATATGCTTGAACAAAATAAAAAATTAGAAGAACAAGGTAAGCCGGTACGTCAGATTTATTGTGATATTGACGGCTTGAGAATCCCTGAAATCGAACCTGCTCCAGACGATTGGCGTGAAACTCCAGACGGTTCAATTATTATTTATGATGAAGTACATATGCGTAAAGCGTATGAGTACAAAGGTAATCAATACTCTCAAGATCAGATGATTAAGGATTTAACTATCCATGGTCATTTCAACAAGGATATATGGCTAATTACGCAAGATCCTGCGCGAATTGAGAAAGGCATCCATAAGCTTATTGATAAGATGTACTTCATAAAGCGACCTAGTTCAAAGCCGCCTTATACTAATGTTTTTGTATTCGATAAGTGGTTATCTAGTCCTGAACCGGCTGCAAATCGTAATGCTAAACATAAGAAGTATTTTGATTACTATCGCTTTCATTTTAAAGACGAATATCAAAATCTTTATCATTCTGCGTCTGATCATTCAAGTATCAAATTTAAGTTACCTAAACAGATATTTGTTTATCTAGCAATCATCCTTGGGATTGTTGGATTGGTTGTAATTGGCTTAATGAATACAAACACATTTAATGTGAATCGCTTTGAGGAAAAACAAAGTGCAGCAGCTTCCAAAAAAGATAGTAAAACGGCTGGTCAAACAGCTAATCAGAAGACTGACGAACAGAATCTTTTATTAGATCAGCAGTGTGCTAAACAGTACGGTTTCACCATTGAGCAATGTGCAGACCTACGTGATCCATCTAAAAGAAATGCTGAGTTATTAGCAAAAGAGAAGAACGACATGCAAAGTATTGCTGTTCAGTACAACCCTAATAAGCCTTATGATGTCGATGTAAGTCAGATTCAATATGAGGTTACGGCTAAGCCCATTTTTAGCGGCTGTATTAAAAAGAATGGTCGTTATGTGGCGTATACGCAGCAAGGTACGATTTTGCATGATATGAGCCAATCGGACTGCAAGAAATTGATTGATCAAGGAGATCGACCGTTTAATTACTTTGCTAAGCAACAACAGGGGCAATTAATTACTGAACCTGCTCCAGTATTAGCTGAGAAACCAACGATTTGAAACTTTTCTTTTTGATAACTAAAACCGTCTATAAGGTGTGACGTAGAATTAGCAAAGAAGTGTCTTCAGGGGAATTGAGACACATCGCGTAATCATTGGTTTTTTCATGAATTTTGAGTGTCTCAAGGCGTAGTCTAGACACTTCGACTAATTGGCATAAAGTTACAAGTGCTCGCTCTACTCGAGTTTAAGCCGGGTATCAAAAAAATGAATAAAATCAATGCTTGTGATTTTTAGGGATTTGGCAAAATATGACACTTATTACATGGGTTTTTTTATTCCCATCTTGGATTCATCAGTTATGGATTGAATCTATTTTCTGGACTTTGGTTGCTGTTATCCCTTTCATTCTAGCCGTTATTCTTAACCGTATTTTTATTAAATATTTTGGTGCCTGACTGTTCGTATAATGTGATGCACAGATTATGTTACTAAGCCCCAGTGATAAACTTACAAATCACGGGGCTTTTTAACATCAATCTGCATTATGCGAACTAAGGGCAGTGTCGTGGCGAAGCCGATGGCGAGGGCTCGCAGTCCATCGGCGTGACACGATGCTAAAAGAGTTGGGAAGGGCATCCGGATGCAAAAAAAGTCCACCTTCTCTAGTGTGGACTTAACTCCGGAATTTCGGACTTTCTCTTATTTTGGTATGTGTAATTTTCCGCTGTTACTAATCTCTACAAGATCCAAACCTGTTTCTATTAGAATGTGAACTAACTCACTATCTCTAATAGGTTGTTGACCTTTAGCAATTAATATCTTGTTTAATTCAACAGCTTTCTTTCTGAGCTCTTCTTGCTCTTTGTCGTTAAGCCTAACGCTTTGTACCATTCTAAAATTTCCAAATCTTACAATGTGGAAAATGATACATGTATTTTTGCATGCATGTATTGTGCATGCGTGTATCACTGTGGTAAATTCCGCATATTGCATCAATGCATGCATGTTCACATGGTGGGGAAATGTTGGATAAAATCGTAATGCATATTCCTATTGATGCTTCTTTAGTAAACATAACTGACGATGGTAATCACTGCATTTTAGGTTTTGACATGCTTGATCTTGATCTTAAAAAAATTGGTTCTTGGGATGTTTACAAAGATGAAGAGGGTAATACTCAACATCGTGTTTTAAATCATGGTTGGGAGAAATTACCGACCTCACATACCTCGATGGCTTTTAAGTTTTTCCATGAGGGGCGTTATTACCCACATGTAGAACTTAAGGCTTCACCTGCAAAGATCTTACAAGGTCATAACGTATACGGCTCGGATTTGATAGAAGAGGGTGCAATGGAAATGCTTGGTTATCTTGCTGAATCACATCCTACACTTTATTCAATGCTTTGCATTTCAGAAACCGAAGTTTTACAGCTTGATGCAACTTATTCAGCACGTTTGAAAGATGAGAACCAAGTAGCACAAGTACTTGATTTTATGCGTAATATGTCATCAAGACATATACGGAAATCACAAAAAGAGATTGTCTATAAAAATACAATTTATTTCGGTTCTGAACGTTCAAAACGTTATGCACGTAAGGTTTACGGCAAATTTAATGAATTTCAAAATCAACTTGAAGAGCAAATTAAGCTTGCTAAGGCAAATGATAAATGTGCTCAACGAGTTGTAAAGGTTATGTCTGATCCAGAACTTCAAGAATGGGCAAAAGGTTTATTACGCTTTGAAACTGGTATCAAACGTTATGTTTTAAAAGAACTCGGTTTACCGACCAATTTATTTCAACTTATACGCTATCAACGTGAAAATCCTAATTTTTTAAAAGACCTATGGGTCAAAGCTAATTCTGAAATATTCAAAGCCCTTGAGGGTTCTGCCATGAAAACGACTGATCACGACTCTATTTTTAAAAATCTATGTAATGTCTTCGGCACTGTGACACCAACAGGAAAGTCAAGCATTACAAAGGCTCGTAATTTATTTAATTTTTATTGTGCTTTAGAAACTCACGGCACTGAAGCAATGAAAAAACAATATGGTAAGTCTCAATTCTTTGCACAAATGGCAGATTTGATCCTTGCTGGTTATTCAAAAGCATTTCTTCAAAACCTACATATTGACTCTAAAAACAACGTCATACCATTTATCAAACTGGTCGAAATTAATTTCGATCAACAAGTACCACCAAATTTCAAAGAGCCAGTCTCTACATTTAATCAACGTCAATTAAAACTCGTATCTTAAGGTGAAAATCATGTCTCAAATTATCTTTAAAGCAAAACTTCTTAATATTGATCTTAATACAAATGAGAAAGGCTTAAACATGCGTTTAGTGTTTGAATCACAACGTTATGACAAAGGTCTTGATCAGTGGGTTCCATGTTCACAGAACGTTAAGGTTGTTGAAGATCATCATCATATGAAAGATTTCTATTTGTCTTATAAAGGCCGTGAAATTTATTTACCAATCGAAATGACAGCCGTTGATCGCAACATTTTTTATAAAACAACTGGTGACGGTAAGCCGTTGCAGGTTGAAGAAAAGAAAGCGACTGAGCTAAAAGCTTAA